TCAGTGTAATGAAATACACCCAATTGTAAAAAGTTTCCAACAATAAGTCTTTTATCTTTGTTAAAATATGATCCAACAACATTCTTCCAACTATTAGGCGTTGTTGACCAGCCTTGTATTGCTGGCTTCATATGTGTAAAGGTTATTGGTGAGTTTAAAAACTCACCTTCTGCTTGCATGAATTTTATTGCTAACGCCGCATTTACATCCATACTACAAAATTTTTGTTTGTGATTAGGTAAAAATTTATCATAGAACTTGTTATAATGTTTAGTGATAACTTCTAACCATTTATAAAATTCAAATGCACGGTTATTTTTTTTAAAATAATGAACCCCAACATACACATTGGGCAACTTATTTGCTGTAAATGTTTTTCGATAAAAATCATTTTGTATAGATCGGCCTTTATAATCAACTACATTGTTAGTTAAACTTACATCTGTATTTTTAAGAAAATCCCACCAGTGATCATTTGACGATAATACTAACATATCAGTATCATATACTAAGGTTTCTTTAAAAGGTGATGCATTTATAATTTTCCACCTATTTTCAATTTTCCACTTAGAATCCTTTGCGCTATCTTTCCAAGGAATATCAACAACATAATCAAACGCCCGTCTGTACTCAGTTGGCACTGTATTGTTTGTTATTAAACAAGTTTGATTAATTACATTATTGTGTTTAATTGATAGTGCCAAAGCATATGCTTGCCTTACATAATCAACATCTGAATTTTGGGCTAGAAAAACATGACCTTTAGACATTATCGGCCTCTCCCATAACTTTTAACAAACTAGTTTTGTTCATTACGTGTACATCTAAATTAGATGTTTTAACTAGGGTGTACGCATCTGTAGATGATATTGCTTGTACTAAAAATGTCATAGATTGATCTTTTTGTTTTATTAAAAAATCTCTATCTAAGGTATAGGTCAGTTTGTTTGCAATTGGTGTTGCAAAATCTCCATGTGTAAATCCATTCATCATATGGATTGCAATGCTAAACGCAATATCATTTCTAAATTTTGTACTGTTTAACTGATATAATTTTACAAAATATATCCAGTTTTCTTTAATATGTTTAATCAATGAAAAGAAAGATTCATTAAGTTTAGATTTTTTAAAAAAGAAAACCGTTGCCCAGTAAAAGGGTATACTTTGTTCACTAACAAAATCAAACTCGCTAGTATCTCTCCATCCTGCAAGATCGTTATGATTAGTGTAAATCAAAAATTCATTCGGTTGATTCCAAACATAGGATAAAAAAGAAGAATTTATAATGAAGTCAGAATCTATAACCAGCGTTTCATCATAAGGGGTCACTGCATAACAGTCAACTCTATTTGAGTTTTTCCAAACATATTTCGTAAACTCGTTTGTTCCGTTGTAAAAACGTTTTGTCTGTGTTGTATTATCAGTTGAGTCAATTATCTTATCAAATACAGCAACGTCATTGGGGAATGTGTCAATTAAATATTGTTTACTGTCAGTAACTAAAGACACTGGCTTATTCAAAAACTTTTTAGCACGTTTAGCTGAAAGAATTGCCAGTTTTACGTAGTCAACGCCGTCAGAATTAAATGCAAAAATTAGAATACCCTGTGTCATAGATCAATCAATCCCTCAACTGATCTATTTGATTTTAATGTTTTATATTTTGTTTGAAATTCGTTTACCGCTAGTGTGTAAACATTAAGAATGTTTTCTAAAAACTTGTTTAAATTATCAATATCAACTGGTAAATTGTTATCATCAATTAAAACTGCATCAGTTTGCTTAAGGTCAATTAACGTTTTGACAAAATTGATAAGCTCACGTGAAACTTTAAAGGTAGCACCATTATAAAAATAAATGGTTTGTTGTTGATATTCTTCAAATGCAACTTGTTTTTGACTAGCTAATGTAGTCATATAATTGGCTATATCAAACGCTTTTTGTAACTGCTCGTCCATAGGACCTCCTGAACAATAATTATACTATATTATAATTATCGTGTCAAGTGGTTTGGATTTAAATTTTATAAGGTTGTTGTAGACGCGGTTGGTGCAGGCAATGACACGTTTGCACCAGTTGGTCTAAAGAGCTGAACAGTACTTGTTAATGTACCGTCTATGTTTTCATCAACAGCCGGGCCTGCAGCCTTTCCAGCTGGTGGTGTTTGTTGATCTCCAGAGTCGTCGTCTCTGAATTGAATTTCAAACGTTAAAATTGTGGCCGTATTGTCTGCGGCATTCTTTTTAACTTGGATATTGTAATCATTTTCCAAATATACGCCAGCGGCTGCTGGTTTTACAAATATTGTTTGATAACTTGTTGTAAGTCCGTACCAACCAATTCCAGTTGTTGGATATCCGCCTGCGGCGCCTGTTCCAGTATATGTAGTACCATAACTACCAAATTTAATAGTACCCATGTCACTTAATAACGTAGTCCATGAAGTGTTTTTATTTGTTGTGGATCCACCAGATCTGCTGCCACTAAATCGTATTTCGCCGCCAGCATTAAAATAGTGTCTTGCCGCGTTTGAGCTGGCAAAAGTTATTGTAACTGTATGACTAACAACCCCGTTCCAAGATGTAGTACGAGTTTGTCCAGCGCCACTTAATGCTTCTGCTGTTCCTTGATTTGTTGCAATTGTCAAACGATTTGTGTTGCATGTTGTTGCAAAAGTTTTAAAAGTGTTAACAAATGCATCATCAACCAATAGGCTAGTTGTTGCAATACCCAAGCCTGCACTTTCATCAACACCAGTTTGATGTTGTCTAATTTTTAATAAATCAGTTCTTAAGTCAACCCATTGTGCCGCAGTAACTTTTAATGTGGAGTCAACTTGGCCGCTTGTTATTGCCTGTCCATAACCCGAATCAGCAAGACCTGTGCCCAGCAAGAAATTCGCTGTACCTTGAACGTTGTTATAATCAGCGGCATATATTATATTGCCTTCTTCTTTTGGAAAAATTCCTGGTGATCCAGTTGCCATAGTATGTCTCTTTCGTTATCTATTTATTATAGGATTACAGCTTCAATTATTTTTTCGCCTGCATCTTCATTAGACTCAAGAGCAATCGCAAATACATCGGCAGTATTGCCCATTGCGGCCTGTGCTGTTCCATTATTACCAGCAACCAATCGTTGACCTTTTAATATCGACCCTGTTACTCTAACTGGAACACGTCCTTTTAGTGCAATTGCTGTGCCGTCTTCTAACTCACTATTCATTAAATAAGCAGGTTTTTCAGATACTGGACCAATTGCACGGAATCCTACTTGGCAAGCTGTGACTTCTTTGGCGCCGCCAACCATTAACACTGTACCAACAGGATAGTCGGCATCTGCTAGATAGTTTTCAGCCAAGTCAGCGTACTTTGCCTGTAATGCAGTACCACTGAAATTGTTGGCCACTAGGTCACCACTACTTGTTCTAGAAGCTATTGTGTTGTTGCCAGCCGCTTCAGATGCTGTTCTGTAATTGCCACCAACATTTAAACTATCAGCTTGAGTTGCTGTGCCATTGAAGCTAGTAGCATATACTGTTGCAAATCTTAAAGGTGTACTTCCCGCGCCAGCAGTTAACGATCCAATGTTTGAAACGTTGTTTGATCCTGGTAAAATATCAGAGCCAACTAGCTTTAATGGCGTTTTAACACCACTAGAAGTAGTTTGGAATATAATAGTGTCGCTTAATTGATTTTTAACTGTGGGAATAACCCCATCAATATACACTGCAAGGTCGTTATCATTGCCAACTGTATAACCAACATCAGCAAAACGCTGAACAACTGTTGGATATGATGATGCATCGTTTCTTACAAAACTGGAAGCTGATACACCACCTAATTTTTCTGAATTACTTGCAGTTCCCCAGAATCTAAAATCAGTACTTGTTACGCCGGCAACATTAACGCCAGCAGTAGTGTTTGGTGTATTAACTAAAGTAAGACCTTTCTTAATTACGCTAAAGCCTGTAATAGGATTGGTTGCTGTTTTTAAAGTAAACTCATCAGGTGAAATCACATACACTGTAGCATTATTGGCAATAGCTTCAATAATAGCATGTGGCGCATCACTTTCATCAACTACACTTCTAGATCTTAATTGTGTAAGACCAGCATCTGCAACTGCTTGTGGTCCTACTAGGGTAAACCCAGTGCCATTCCATGCATATAACTGTTTGGTACTTGAGTTGAACCAAAAATCACCTACAGAAAGTCCCGTTGGTTCTGTGGTTCCAACTTCTGCTCCGCCAGTAGTTCTAAACTTGGTGCCATCATAAAACTTTAGCTTTTTGTTGGCACTATCATACCAAACTTGGCCAGTAGTTTTCTTTGCAGGCTCAGTAGAATTTGCAAAATTTTCTAATAAAAATACAAAATTTTCATTTTGAACTTCGCCATAACCAGCGTAATTTTTACCAACGAGTTTAATATCAAAGGTATTGTCAACAGTTCCGTCTTCGACAACTGCCGCTAAATTACCATTGTATTTGTTAATATTGTAAGGCATTCCTTAACCCCTTTTGTATATTTATGTTAAACTGGCACATTACTGTATGCCCATCCTCTGTTTGAACCAGTGTACACAAGTGTAAAAGCCGCCCCTTGAGTTGATACCGTCAAATCTGCCGTTAATTTATTAATTTTTGAACCATTTCTTCCAATAGTTAAAGAATATGATGCAAAACCGTTATTACCACCCCCATCAACAAATGATACGCTGTCCCCAACTAACGGGGTTGCGGGAAGTGATATTGTGACTGCCCCTGACGTTGTATCAATTACTAATTGATCCCCACTTACTGCTGAATAATTACTGGTTTTTGTTGCCCATTTTGTTTTAAGATTTCCACCAGTTAGGGTCAAATCTCCAGAAATCTTAACACTGCCTGTGACATCTAAAGTTGATGTAGGAGAGTTGTTAAAAACACCCACTCTCTGATTGATTGCATCTATTGAAATGGCTTCTAGAGTTGCTCCGCCACTGCTTTTTATTTTAATTTTAAAATTCTGTCCAGGAGTTATGCCAACTAGTTCAAACGCATCATTGGTAATCCTAACTTCATTATTTTGATTTGGGCCAAATACTAAAGGTTTTGTATTTTGTATGGTCAAAGTTGACAACATTGATGTATTGCCACCAGATGCTTCTGTACTTACAAAACTATTAGTGGTTTTAGAAGCACCACTTGGGCTTACTAATGCATCTGCTTTCGATGCTGTTATATAGAATTTAGAACCCTCTAGAGTAGACGCATTAAACCCCTTTTTTACTACGCCAGTAAATCCGCTAATTGCAATCTTTGGAGTAAACTCCTCTTTGCTAAAGATACCAAGTAGTGTTTGATTGACCCAGAACTTGACAACGTGTTTTAAATTGTCCGTTGAATCTAAAATACTAACTACTTCTGGTCCTGAAATACCCTGTTCATCAGTATAAAGCGGGCCCGCTAATAATAGATCAGATCCGTCATAAAAATACAACTGGTTTGTTTGATTATTGATCCATAAATCGCCCTGAATTAAACTAGTTGGTGTTATGCTGGATACTATTGGGCCTCCACTGGTTCTAAATCCAGAACCATCATATACCTTTAGTCGACTGTCTGTTGTATCATACCAAATTTGTCCAATTATTGGGAAGTTAGGTGCGCTACTGTTTGCAAAATTTTCTAACAAGTGAACAAGATTCTCATTGAACACTTCACCATAATTTGAAACATTTTTTCCAATTAACGTTAAATCAGTACTCAGTTGATCAATTTTAGAATCATCAAGTTGAATTAGTACTGACCCGTTTGTTTTATTAATTGTATATGCCATTATGCAATCCTACCTGTGAATATAATGTACTTAATTGCTTGATAATGATTAGTAATGCTAATAGGCACATTTAATGTTGTTGATGTAAGGTCGTCCATGTAAACGCCACCGCTATCTACCATTAATTGCCCTTGGCCAACTGCTGTTAGACCATTTGAAGCTTCAGCATTAGTGTCGCTAGGATTACCAGATCTAGGAGCAATAGCATAATATTGTTGTCCAGCATTGCCTTTAAGGTCATGTACGTGTTCTGGAAGATTATTTCGTGTTATTGAAATTTCAGACCTTCCGCCTGTGCCACCTAAAATATCAGCGGAAGCATCTGTAACTCTATCCGCACTACTGCCTGTTCCTGAGTTTGACATGTTATCCAATCCCAAAGGAAACCGTCCTCTAAAATCAGGTAATGCAAATGTTCCAGAACCTGTTAATAAACTCAATGCTTTGTAACTGTATTGCAATACAGAAAATAAATCTGGATATGTTGAAATCAATACTTCTGTACCATCACAAATTAGATATCCAGTTGGCACTGCTATGCCAGCAAAT